AAGCAATTACAATAAAGAAAAAGGAAAAAAAATAAAAATGCCAAAAGTACAATATACAGAAAAAAAAGGTTTAGTACAGACATCTGGTGCAGGTGTTGATTTAACATTAGGCAGCTCATCAGAAGCACATGAAATGACAACAAGTTTTAAAGTTCAAACTGAAACTTTTGATTTACCAGCACAAGCTTCTGCATTAATACTTCAATTAGAAATTCCAAAATGCTCTATTTTAACTTCTGCTAAATTTGAGGTTTTAACACCAGATACAACAAATAGAACTATAACAGAATTAAAATCTTTAACAGATGATACGCTTATTTCAGGTGTTGCATTTGCAGTTAATGCGCTAGGAGAAAAAATTGTTACTCCTGCAGCTTTAGAATCACTTGCTGCTGATACTACTCTTAAAATAGCATTATCAGGAAATACAACTGGTGATGGCGTTGTTAAATTAACAGTAAGTTATCTACAATTAAGTTAAGTTGAGTTTATAATGGCTAGAAGAAAAAGCATTAAGTCAACAACAAACGAAGAATTAGTAGAAGAAACTCTAGAAGAAGTAGAAGATGCTTCTTTGTTAGAACAATCTTTAGATCAATCTGATGCTGCTTTAGAGGTATTAAAACAAGCTTCTCCTGCTGCTGTCGAACCACAACAAGTCTCTATTCAACATTCTGAGGAAGATTTTGTCAAAGAAGTCGTTCAAGAATCTGTCCAAGAATCTGTAGAAGAAGTTGTTCAAGAATCCGTAGAAGTTGTTATTCAAGAAAAAGAAAAACATTTATCTGAGGTTGTAAAGAGTGTTGATTGTGATTTGTCTGTTGGTGATGATATAACAACAAAGCAAGGTATAAAAGGTACTGTTGTACGTATATTTGGAAATATTGTTAGTTTAAAAACTAATAATAAAATAATAAACGTAAAACTAAAAGACGTTAAATAAAAAAAATAACATAAAATTATCTCTTTATATTTGATATTTATTAACAAAAGGAGATAATTTTATGTTGACTTTTAAGCAGACAAAAAATCCAACTGCTTTCGGCATTTATGATAATGATAGTCATTTTACACAAGATGCTGATAGTATGTTAGTGTATGTAAAAAGAAAACTTGGTGACGATATATTAACTGTTGAGTTAACAAATCGTCAAATATGGACAAATTTTGAAGACGCAACGCTTGAATTATCAAGAATATTAAATGAACATCAAGCTTCAAACTATATGTCAAATCTCATGGGACTTGCAACAGGATCTTTGTCACAAGATGAATTTAAAAAAAATAGTTCTGGTTTGTACGTAGATCAGTCAGGAAATGTTTTATCTAATCAAACAATGGATTTAGATCCTCTAGGAGACTTTATTAATTCTAATACAATCGTAAATACAAATATAACTTCTGAACCTGTTAGACTTCTTGTCGGACCGCATGGAAAAGAAAATTTATTTCCTAGAGAGACATTAGAGTATTTAATTCGTAGAAGCGAGCCTTATGCTGAGCAGGCTGGCGTAGGTGGTGCTTTTAACTCTTTAAGCGGATCTATACAATTAGAAACAGGAAGACAAGATTATGATGTTTATAAAGAAATGGAAATTGCTGATCCTCGTGAAGAATTTAAAGGAAATTATTTAACTTTAACTACAAGAACTAATCCTACAAGCTTGTTTAATCCTGCAAATTTAGAAGTTTTACCACACGCTTCACCTCAGAAAATAAGAATATATGAGGTATTTCATTTTTCTCCTCAAGCTGCGTATAGATTTTTTGATACAACATCAGCAATAAACTATTTAAATAACCAATTTGCATTTGAATCATTTACTCCTGAAACTGTTTTTTATGTCTTACCTGTTTTTGAAGATTTATTGCGTGCAGGTCAATTAGATATTTCTAATAGAGTTAGAAGAAGCAATTATTCTTATCAGATACAAGGAAGTAATATTAGAATATATCCTAAACCTACTTCTGATAATCCTCAAAGATTATTTTTTAGAATTGGATTTCCTGCAGATCCTTTTTTACCTAGCTTTCCATATGAAGACGAGACAATTAAAGGTGTATCTAATTTATTTAACTTGCCTTTTAATAATATCAAATATAGCAATTTAAATTCTATTGCAAGACAGTGGATAAAAAGTTTTACTCTTGCATTATGTAAAGAGACTCTAGGATTTGTAAGAAATAAATTTGAATCAATTCCAATACCAGGATCAGACGTTAGACTAAATGGTGCAGAATTACTAAGTCAAGGTAAAGAAGAAAAAGATAAATTAATTACTGGTATAAGAGAAAATCTTGAAAAAATAACTTATCAAAAATTATTAGAAACAGACAATGCCCAGTCTGAGCAAATGATGAATATTCTAAAAAGAATTCCAATACCTAACGGTAGAACGATAATAATGGGGTAACAAAATGGCAAGATTATTTTTATCTCAAAAAGAAGTAGACTTTTTTAGTGATATAACAAAAGAGTTTATAAAAGACGTTGCAGGACAAAAAATATATTATTATAAAGTAAGAGAAGATTTAACAAAAACAAATACAATTTACGAAGAAGCAATAGAAAAAATTTTTAATCCTCCTCTAGAACTAGAATGTTTAATAGAATGGAATCCATCTGAAGTTAAAACAAATCAATTTGGTTTAGAAACTGTTAAAACTGTAAACGCTTATATCCACAGTAGAGATATATTAGATAGAAATATTATTTTAAAAGAAGGAGATTATTTTTCTTATGGAAGCTATTTTTTTGAAATAACAAGCTTAATTATAGATAAAATAGCTGCAGGACAAGTAGAAAGAACTATTTCTTATAAAATTGTTGGAAAACAAACAAGAATACAACATATAAATAAACAACCTATTGGCCCTACTTCAGAACATTTTACAGATGAAGGCTCAATACAAGTATTGTTTGAACAACAAAGAGGCAGAACAGAAACAGACAAACGTCAATTATTAGAAGATGGTGTTATAGATAAGACTATAAACACAAAAAATAAAATATCTGCAGATGGGTCTGTTAAATCTATTAATAAAATAGGTACATCTTTTTATGGAGATGAATAAAAATGATTAGATTTAATTTAAAAGACTCTGATATTCTTACAGGATATGAATCAGAGAATATATCAGAATTTAATTTACCTTCTTGTGGCATTGAAGATTTAGATAGAGCTGTTTTTAATTTATTTGAAAAAGAAATGCCATTATATTTTAAAGTAAATGATGAAACAAGAAAAGTTCCTGTTGTTTTTGCTGCAGGTGAAAGATTTGCATTATTAAGAAGAAATAAACCCCTTACAGATAATAATGGCGCATTAATACTTCCATTAATATCTATATCTAGAAGCAGCTTAGATGTAAAACCAAATAAAGGAATAAGCAATAATGAAATGTATCCTCATACTGTTATTAAAAGGATACATAAAAAATCAAATGATCATAGAATAAATAATAATTTTGAAAACCTAAATAATACAGAAATAAATCCTAGTAAAAATTCTTCTAATACAGTTATTCAGCCTGATATTCAAAATAATATTATAGAAATAATAGAAATACCTCCGGTAAAATATTTTGGATGCAAATATGATATTATAATATGGTCTTCTTTTGTTCAACAAATAAATAGTTTTACAGAGACAATTGCAAGTAGTTTTACTATTAATCCAGGAAATCAAATAAGACTTGAATCTGATAAAGGTTATTGGTTTCCTGCATTTTTTGAAAACAACATTCAGCAAGAAAATAATTTTACAGAATTTACAGATGCAGAAAGATTTATAAAAGCAACATTTAGTATAAATGCGACTGGTTATATTATTAATCCTGAAATTGACGGTATAAAAACAACTGTAAGCTACATGAATGCAACTAATGTTTCTTTTGAATTTTTAGATCAATATGAAAATATTCTTCCTGAAACTAAAGGAATATTATAACAGATATAGATGATAATGGCAATTTAATAAATCCTTCATTGATAGGAATAAATGAAATAAATAATGAAATAAATTTATTAGAATTTGATAAATCAAAAGCTTTTATCCCAAAAAATAAAAAAACCTTACAACAAACCGACAATGTTGGCGAATGGGGGAATGATTATAAAACTAAAAGAAAAACTTTTATTAATTTTAATAATAAAAAAATACCTGTAATGGAAAAAAGAGGCGTTAAGGGAGAAAGTGTATATGATCAAACGCTGTCAGAAGTTTTATTTAACACAAAAAACAAATAATAATAAATTTGAATTATTATAGAATAATTAAATTAAGAAATAAAATATGCAAAGGAGAAATAGCATGGCTGAACAGACTTTTAAATCACCAGGCTTCTTTGAAAATGAAATAGAAATCATAAGTAGAAAAATTATAAAAAACAATAGCATACCTGCTGGTGTAATTGGTATGTCAAAAAAAGGTCCTGCTTTTATTCCTACAACTGTTTATAGCATAGAAGAATTCGTTTCTATATTTGGAGAAGTAGAAAGAAACTATTTAGGAACTCATGCAGTTGCTGAGTTTTTTAGAAACGGTGGAAAAGCATTAACATTTTGTAGAGTATTAGGATCGGGTATAAAGAATTCAAAATTTGCAGGATTTAAAACAAAAAGCACGCAGGAAGCAGGTTATTACGCAGGTACTCCACATTTTATTACAGCAGATCACAATGTAAATACTGACGATTTTTTAACTAATGGAAATTTTTCAAATAATAACACATTTAGTAGAATAATAGATTTTGACTTAGAAGATGGTGAAACATCAGTAGGCACTGGAAATCTTGTAAATTTATTACGTGCAGTAATAATACCAAGAAAAGATGTTTATTTAAAATTAGATCTTTTAAATAATGATGTAGTTGGAAATGGTCCAGAAAAAAAATTTTTAATATACTTTTTTAATGGAGATGGAACAGAAACAAATGAGTCTGATTTATTAAAGAAGACAGTAGTTTCATTAGATCCAAATGATAGCTGTTATATATCAAATGTTTTAAACACAGATGCAACTAAATTGCAAGAAGAATATCACTATCTTCATTTACACTTTCCTATTGAAGATGGTGTAGCATCTGTTGAATCAGATAATGATATTTATATTCAAAGAGCATCTGCTGACTATATTAGTGATTTTGAAGATTTTTCTGATAGATATGATAGTGCTAAAACTTCTTGGATTATTTCTCAGCCTTACGGTAAAAAAGAATACAACTTATTTAAATTAGAGTCATTGCATGATGGTAGCTTATCTAATAAATATAAAATTTCAATATCAAACTTAAAAGCTTCAGATGATAGCAATTATCCATGGCCTACTTTCAATGTATCTGTAAGAGATTTATATGATACAGATGAAAAGCAGGTAATTTATGAATCTTTTTCAAATGTTTGTTTAGACAAAAATTCAGTTAATTTTATATCTAGAGTAATAG